ATGGACAGCATACCGACGCCGGCCTCGGAACTCGACCACATGTTGTTGAATGCGGTCGTGTCACCGTCCACGCTGTCCGCCAGTACCTGCAAAACGTCCCCGAGAGAATTGCCCTCTGCCATAAGTTCGGCGAAGGTCTTGCCGGTTTTCTTCTTGAGCGTTGAGCCGACAACAGAACTTGTGCTTCCAAGTTCGTTCAGGGCCGCCTTGACGTAGGTCGTCGCCTGGGCGGTCTGTGTACCGTTGGCCGTCAACAATGCATAACTTGCCGACAGGTCTTCCAGGTCCATGTTGTACGCTGCCGCCAGCGGGATGACCATGCCCATGCTGGCACCTAACTGTGCAACGGATGTCTTACCTAAGTTCTGTGTCGTGATCAGGACGTCTGAGATCTTCGCTGCATCATCCGCAGACATACCATAGGCATTGATGGCGGTCGTCAGGATGTCCACGGCGGTCGTGGTGTCGGAAAACCCACCGACAGCCAGCTTGTTCGCCGTACCGACAAAATCCACCGCACTTTCGGTCGCTACCGATGCAGAAATGGCCTGGTAGGTCGCTTCTGCCAGTTCCCCGACACTCTTGCCGGTTTCACCGGACAATGCCAGGATCTCGTTCCTCATATCACCGAGCGGCTTCTGCGACTCATCTGCAATCGTGCCAACCTTGGCCATCGCCGTTTCGAACTCCATGCTTGCCTGCGTGCAGCCCATGAGTGCCTCCGTGATCGCCTTGACGGATGCAGTCACCCCGGCAGCTACCAGGGCCTGTGCAAGGGCATCAATAGCTGTACTTGCCTGGTCTGTCCCTTCCTCGAACCCGTCCCCGATGCTGTCGCCTATGTCAGAGGCACTGTCTCCGACGTCTTTTGCCGCATCCGAAACGCTGTCCGCAACATCCGACATGGCATCCTCTACTGCTTCCGCTGCACTCTCGCCTGCTTCTTCCACAGATTCCACAATGTTGTCCACAGCGTCCTGCACAGACTCTGCGGCATCCTGTCCGGCATCTTCCGCCGCATCCGCCGCATCTTCTGCTGCGTCCTGCACATCTTCCAGTGCATTTTCCACCTGCTTTGCCGCTTTTTCTGCCTCTTTCCCTGCTTCCTCTGTCGCCTGGGAAACGGCCTGCTCTGCCTGTTTTGCCGCATCCCGTGCATCGGAGGCAGTCTGCTGCGTTGCACCCTTCGCTGCCTGCTCGATCCGCTTTAAGCCTTTCTGAAATCCACTCTCGTCGATCTCAGTGTCAAATCTTAGTGTTCCGTCTGCCATTTCCTGCCTCCCATCTTCTTATCAGTCTCCCCACATCGCAGCCGCGAACAGGTCACCGATCTGTTCCTCATCCCGCTCGTCTTCCAGGGATATTGCCCGCTGGATCTTCTGGATTCGCTGGCGTTCCTGTTTGTCCCTGATCTTTCCGGCATCGATCGAACGGTAGCCGATGCGGGTTTTCGTGCCGGAATCATCCGGCAGGCCTTCCAGCAGCATCTGGAACTTCTGCCAGTGCAGATATTTACAGGCCAGCAGGTCAATGCCGTAATAGTTCCGGAAATCGCTGACGATATACGGTGCATCCTTCTCATAGCTGAACGTCTGCTTTCCACTGCCTTCACGCTCTTTTTCCTTTTCTGCTGACCGGATGCCGGCAATGAAATCCGTGACTGCCTGGACGGCCCCCTGGATGTCCGGCGGAATCTCTTTTTTGTATAACCGCAGGATCAGAAAGAGCCGGCTGCCCGGCTCCCCTGCCTGCTTCACTTCCCCGATCAGCTTCAGCACTGCCCGGAAGTCCGTCTTGACCGGGTACAGGACGCCCCCAACCTCAACGCTTTTCGGCAGTGGTTCATATAATGGGTTCACAGGTCATCAGCCTACGGTCGGCTTTTCCAGGAACGTGCAGCTCTTGCCGTCTGCCGCAACCTTGGCATAGCCCTTGACCGGTTCGGACTTCACGCCGAACGACCCGGAATACTGCAGTGCATCGGTTCCGTCACCGGATGCATCCGGGAGGATGGAGAACTCACGTTTTCTTGCCACGAATTCATCCTCTTTGGTCGCTTCGCCCTTGTCGAAGAAGTCCACGACCACGATGTTCCTGGTCTCCCCGGTCAGCTCGTCATCGTGCACGGATGCGATGTCCATCAGGATCGGGTTGTTCTCGTGCATGTCGAAGTTATAGGACCATGAGGTGCCGTAACCGGTCACGTCGCTGTCGCTGGAATCCTTGTCCACGTACTGGCGTTCATAGGTGGTCGGGTTCTTGGACTCTGAAAGTGTCGTGAACTTCTCCATACGGGTAAATTCTGTTGGCTCTGCCCCATCGCTGGCCGGTACGCCGTAGAAGGACACCCTGCCGGTTCTCTTGACTAATTTCGTTTTATTATTTTTTTCTGCCATAATTTAAGCCTCCTGTTCATAAATTAAGCGGCACTCGATACGATACGTAGCAAGATTAGCTTCGGCATCGTACAGGTAACCGCTGTTTAATGTTTCAACTGCTGTTGCATGTTGTTTTTCGTTTGCCAGTTCCGGAAGTTCCCCATTGTCCGAGGACTCTTCCAGCCACTCCTGAAGCTCCTGGTAGAAGCCGCTGTTCTCGATATTCACCCTGGCGTCCTCGTCATAGACTTCCTTGGAACAGACCGCAAACTGGTACTGTTTCTTTTTCCCGCCATCCACATATTTCTGGATCACCGGGTCACATGGGAGCGGGTCGATGGAATAACTCATCTCCTCCCCCAGGTAATCCACGTTGACCCGGCCGTCATGTAAAAACGGACAGGTCAGGAAGAATGTGCGGATGCTCTCGATGATGCTACTTTCCGCATGCAATTTTACCCGCCTCCTTCTGGATACTGTCCTTGTGCCGGTTCTTCATACGTTCGAACCATTTGGACTGCTTTTTGTGCTCATAGTACTGTCTTCTGGCATATGGTGTGGACTGCACGATCAGACCGGAACCGGTAACCGTGCCAAGCGTTGCCGCTTCCCTCAGTACACCGCTCCGGAACGGTGTTTCCGGTTCCATACGGTCTATACATGTCTGATCCACGTAGGTCTGTGCCCTGGCAAGATTTCCGTTAAGCCTTGCTGCAAGCCCGGCATCCCATTCTAGGCTTGCTGTGAATCCGCCGCTGCCATGTCCGCTGTAACGGACGTCCTGCGGCTGCCGGATCTGGAACGTTTTCCTGGTCTCTGCCATCATGCACCCCCTGTCACCTTGATGTGCGGATTTCCTCCGTACCGGTTATAATTTGCCGCCGACACCTTGAAGTGTTCTGTGCCGGCCAGGTCTTTCGCCGTCTTCATCTGCACGCTGCACTGCCCTTTTACCAGGTAATCATCCTTTTTCACCAGGACTGTTATATCTGGGATGCGGACCGTGAAAGTGTCCGCGGTCTTCCTGCCTTCCGTGGTGACACTGGACTGTTCTGCCTCATACCACCAAATAGCCGGGATGTATGTACACCCCCATTCATCCAGACGGGTAACTGGATTATAACGGCGGTGGTAGAGGGTTGCGTCAGTGTTGGTCAGCATCGTCATACACCCCCATATTCAACAGGCCGGTCGGTTCCAGGTACAACGCCGCCGTCTGGTAGATCTTGCCCGCCAGTATCTCCTGGGCGGTTTTGCCGCCCTGTTCCTGCACATACGATACAGAATAGCCGTCTGTGTTTTCTGATGCGACCTCCCTGCCCTGGTGTTCTGCCTTTGCTGCCTGGTCTGCGTACAGAAGGTCACAGCACGCACAGGCGGCATGCTGCACTTCTTCCATGGATCTGTCTGCACGGTCGAACGTGATCCGCCGGATGTGTGCCGACACCGGCACGATCACCCTGCGGAACTGTTCTTCCGTCAGTCCACCGCCATACTGCCCTGTATAGAATGCATAATCGGTATACTGTGTCATAGTCCCGCCCTCTCAGGCTTTGTGTGACACGTAGAAGCCAGCCGCTTTGTTGCGGTAGTAATCCACCAGGCCATACTTGCGGTATTTCAGGATATCGCCGTCTGCATTCGCGTTCAGGCTTGCCGGGATGATGTCGCTCGCAACGTGTTTATCAAATTTGATGATCGCCGGTTTATGGATGATCATGAAGTTGATGTCCTTGCCTTCTTCCGAAATTTTTTCGTAGTAGGTGGAAATGCTTCCCGCTGCCGGGCTTTTGACTGCTTCATAGCTGCTGCCGCTCTGTGTGTAGTAGGTCTTCCCGGATACCACCGAAGAATCCTTCGTCTTTTCGTAAGCTGCCGTGCCTCTTGTGTAATGGCCGGCTTCCTCGCCCTCGCTCTTTCCGTCCAGCAGATGGATTGCGGTATAGAATCTGGACTGCGGCACCTTCTTCTTGATGTTGAATGCATTCAGGATCTCACGGGACTTCGTTGTGTCCAGTGCCATGACCCCGTTCATCAGTGTCGGGGTCGCATACAGGATCCTGCCCTCTTCCGGCACTTCGTCCTCATCCATCACGTTCTTTGCCTCGATCAGGGCTTTCAGGAACGCTTCTGCATCCGCCAGGTTCTCCGCTTTCTTTGTGATGCCGTCAAATCCGCAGATGGTCGCAAAAGTAAATGCATCTGCCTCCGGTGCTACCCTGGTTCTCTGCAGCTCTGCTCCTGCCCTCGTAAATGCCAGGTTCATAGACTCCTGGTTGTCCATCGTATCTACTTCCAGTTTGGCACCACGGTCATAATTGAATCGTGCAGTTGCCCATTGCAGTGATACAGCCGCAGAAGTATAACCGGAATTGCGGTCGTAATTTCCCAGTCCTCCGACCTCGATCTGTGGGTATAAGATCTCGCTCACATTTGCTCCGGCACGCATCATGCTCGGATCACTGGTCAGATCTGCGGTCACAGATGCACTTTTGTACACCTCGTCAATGATATCCAGATAGTTTTTTGCTAATTCAATCGTATTCGCCATGTTTCATCTCTCCTTTTCTATTTGCTTTCCGCAGGTGGTAAACCTGCTGCTGCCCTCATGGCAGCCAGTGCCGAGTCCGTTCCGCCGTTCCCGCCGGACGGTCCGACCGGATTCTTGAAAGGTTCATCTGACCCAAACAGATAAGCGTCAGACTCTTTTGCGGCATCCAGTGCTTTCTTGATGTCCGCACTCTGGTCTTTGGATTCCCTTAAGGCATCCATGTCAAGCAGTGCCATGACCGCCTTTGCATTTCTGCCGCCTGCTTCCTTGATCGCAGATCTGACGGAATCTGTAAACACACGTTCCGCTTCCTTTGCGTCATACGTCTCTTTCTGCGTCTTCAAGTCGTCCTGGAGTTTTGTGATCTGCCCTTTGAGGTCTGCGACGTCAACGCCGTCAAACTCCTTGAGCTTCCCGTTTACCGTATCCAGTGAAGTCTTGTACTCGTCCCGCTGGTTCACTGCTTTGTCGTACTCGTTTTTGGTGCGGTAGTTCTCCTTCCAGGACTTGTCAAAATCTGCCTTTTTCTCTTCCGGGATCTCCAGACCGTAATCTTTCAGAATCTCATAGATATTTTTCATTGCTTCGTTCCTCCTGAAATGTTTTATTGACCGCTCTTTCGGCGGTGTGGGATATAGCCGGTTAGACCTCCGGCCGGGTAACTGCCCAGTTTTACGCCTTATGGCAGGGCATAAAAATAAGACACGTAACCCCGTGCCTTAAAGGGAGATATCTGGATCACCGCCTTTCTACGGATAACCGTCTGCCGTTGAACTGTATCGTGTCGCCGATCTGTGCCACTTCATCGCCAATCTTCACCCCCTTCAACTCTGCGTGTCCGTCATTGTTCCGATATATGAACTTGATTGTCTTGTAATTGATCCGGCTCGCCAGCCAGTTCGGTGCAAGCCTGTCTGCGTCTTTTGTGACTGTGTAGTGTTCAGTCATTGGAATAATCTTCCACGACTGTTTCAATGCCATATTCCAGTGCACAAGTGTGTTCGATAC